AATATTGTGGCTCCTATTGTAGCCATTACAATTATTCCGCTTTAAACTTTGTATACTCGTTTTGCAACTCTGTAGCTTTTGAATCAACTACATCTTCATCAATTGGATTATCACCTGATCTTGCAGGAACAAATCTTAATTTACGTTGTGCTTTTTTAGATGGTGTTAATGTATCAGGATCAATTGCTCTTGCATCTGAATGTTGCATTTCTGCTTCAGCTTCTTCATCTGTTACTTCTTCATCTGTTGGCTCAACTGCACTAGTTGGCATAACGATTAATGTAGGTTTTAAACCAGCTAATGATAACAATCTTGATAAACCGTTATCTTCGTTAATTTTTTTATCTGACATTATTTTTTCCCTTTCGCAATATAACTTGTAAGTTTAACTTTAGGTGTTTCTGTTTCTTTGCTTTCAGATAACCCTGTTACAACTTCAACGTTTGCACGTTCTTTACTTGCTTTTTCTAATTTAGCTAGAAAACTTTTTTTAGACTCTTCGCTGTGTACCACATCTTTAATATCTGATTCTTCTGATTTATCATATGGTTGTCCCATTACTGGTGCATAATCTTCTGGTTTAGCTTTTGCTTTTTCAATTTCTCTTTGTTGTTCTTGATACAAAGGATCACTTTCTGATTGTACAACTACTGACTCATATGGTAAACCCATATAGTCTGATAAATGTCTTGATAGTGTTTGGTATGACACAGGCATACTTGTTGTTACTTCAATAATTGTAACTTCTGTATTAGTTACATTTGCTGGAAAATCTAATGGATGTTCTTGCATAATAGTTTTTTTAGGTGCTGACATTTTTACAACATTGTATTTTGACAATGCTTGTTCCATTGCACTTAAATGGTCATCTTCAAGTACACCCGCTATTTTTACTTTAAAAGTATACTCTTTTACTGCTTCTGCAAGATAGTCTTTAAACGTTTTCATAATATAATATCCTATAGTTTTATTTATCTTTTTTATCGTTATCCGTATTATCTTGAACTTTGTCTATAATTTGCTTTAAAAGTTGGTTTCTTTCACCAACAATGTAGCCTTCTCCTTCAACAATATCCCCTGAATTTGAGTCATTTCCCGACATTTGATCAATACGTTGTTTCTTTAATTGTAACTCTACCATACGCAATTTTTTTTCTAATTTTGCATTTTTAGCCTCTACAGCATTTTTAAGCATACTAGATGCTACTTCAAATAACTTACCAGAATGACGTACTTCTACATTCATTCCTAGATCCATTAAATCTTTGTATGATTTCATTGCCTCTTGTGAATATGTGTCCATGTCTACATCTTCTGCATCCAATCCTGATACTTGCGGTAATGCTCTATCAATCTTTTCTGCTGTTGAAAGTGCTTTTATAATAGACTGTGGATTGCTTTCGCTACTCTCTCCGCTTTCGCTTTCGCTTTGCTCACTAACTTCCTGCTGAATTTCTTCTTGTCTTTCTTCAGTTTTTGAGTCTTCTGTTTCGCTGACAGTTTCTTGCTCATCGTTTTTCTCCTTGGCTTTTTTAATTACCTCTTCCATTGGAGGTAAATCAAATTCTTTTTCTAAATTTTTTGTCATTTTTTATATCACCTATTAACTACGTATATTATTTATCTACCTTTTGGCTTCATTTTATATATAGAATCTTCATTTAATATACGGAAACGTATGCCTTTGCGTTTACTCCATTCTCCAGCCGCTTTCCATTTTGCTCTATTAAGTGCAATAGTGGCTCTGTCTCTTGCAGTTTTTGCCGCTTCTTGAATTGTTTGTGCTCTTGGTTTTACTTCAATTAGTTCACTAAAACGTCTACCATTCTTGTTAAGATATGTAATTAAAAAGTCTGGAACGTATACTGTATACTTTCCAGTAAAAGGATTACGGTACGGTATTTTTAATGGTTCACTGGACCAAGCAATTATATTAGGATGCTCATCACAAAAACGCATAAATGAAAATTCCCATCCAGATCTATATCTTGGAGTTTTTGTTCCAACATACTTGTTTGGATTTTTTAACGTATAATAACCTGATTGAAACTTTGGCATAACATTACTATTTAACCTCTAAGCCGTGCTGTATCCTGCTTAAAACAGGAATAACGGCTGGATTTAACTTGATTATTCATTACTATTGGATTTTTTGACGTTTGTCATTATTGTTCCAGTATTTGCGGCTTCAATTATATCTTTGGCTATAAAATGGCTACAACTTTGGGTACATTTATCTATAGTAAATTTATCATATTTTGGATTCATAAGAAGATTTAGCCTTCTGTATACTTTAGATTTCATAACTTCATGCATTGTGTTTTTTGAAGTTATTGTAATTTCTTCTTTCCAGTGTTTACCTATTTTTGATAACCAATCATATAAAAAATATTGTTGAGCAAAGTCACTATTTAAATAAGCCTTGTCATGTGAAGATTTTTCAGTTCCATATTGTGATAAAAACTTATTCATATCGCTACTCCAACAGCACGGCCATACTGTTCCATCACTCATAACTTGTAAAGATTTATTTAATTGCCAAGGACAAATATGTTGCCTACCAGTTTTTGTGTTTTTTACATTGTTTATTTCATTTCTAAAATGTTCTTGTGTATTAAAAAGTAATTCAAAACTTTTTTCAATAGAAGCATTTTTATTCTTTTGAATGTCTTTTACTTTATCTTTATCTGATAAAATTCCTTTATGTGTTATTTTATTTTCTTTAAAATCATCTATCTTACTATTTGTTCTTTCATTGCTGTTTGAATATGGAGTAGCTAATTCAAATTCATTAAATTTATAATCTATAGACATTAGCTTTGCTTCATCTTGCTGATGTCTATTAAAATCAAAATCTAACCATCTCCATTTGTGTCTATCTGGTGAATACTCTTTAAGCATTTCAAATCGTCTTTGAATTATTTTCCATGATGCTCCACGCCTATAAGTTGAACATTCGTCATACAATCCATCAACTCCTGCTATAATGGTAATCCGTTTAGAAAGTTGTATTAATTTTAAAAATGTTTCATCTGTTCCATTAGATAAGTTTGTATGTAAAAGTATTTTAACGTTAGGAAGTAAATCTAATATTTTTTCTACAATCTCATATAAATTTGGATGAGAAAAGCAATCCCCAATATCACCATCAAACTTAATACGTTCTAAGTTTTTTAAATTTTTAAATATTGGTTCAATTAATTCTAAAGAAATATGTTGCTGATGATCTAAAACTATTTTTTTAGGTAGCCCAGTATGACTATCTGTTCTTGAACAACCTATACATCTTAAATTACAATAACTAGTTGGCTCAAATTGAATTATTTTAATTTCATTTGGGTTTATATAATACTCAGAAGATTTCCAATTAATATGCATACTACTACTTATCGTATGCTAATATGCTATCATTCTTGAAACGTGATTTGGTACTTGTGAAGTTGTATCAATTGATCCTACTTGACTTGTAATAGGTCTATAGTGATTTAATAATGTAGTTCCTAAATTAGTGAACTTAATTGGATCACTTGTACTTTCAAATAATTGATCAACTGTTAGATTTAAAGTTTTTATAGAATCAATAACCAAAAGTGCGTATGCTTTTGCTAATTGTTTTGACTCAACTTGTTTTTCAAATATTCCATATATGTAATCGTATTTGGCAGGACTAACTTGTCTTTGTTCACCACCGTATGTGTTTAGTATCTTAGTAGTTAGGTCTTGAACTGACAATGTGTTTTCTGAATTTAATAATTGATTCATTAAATTTCCAAACAGAGATGTAATCTGAGTTTCTCCACCTACTCTTGCAATCATATTTGTACTATCTTGTGCCATTATCTATAACTTGCTCCACCACCAGTGTTTGGATTTGATCCTGTTCCACCTCTTATTGCATTTCCACTACTGTCTTTTATTACTCTACCTTTTGAATCTTTAACATAACCTTTTTTAGGTTTAACATAATTTGGAGAATCTGGATTATATTTTCCACCACTGTTTGGCCAATTAGAAAACATACTACCTGTTGACGATGACCCTGTTCCAAAACTTGATCCAACACTTTTAGCACCATTGTATACTTTGTTTGAAATTGCACTTATACTATCAGTAATTGGTTGACCTCCCATTATACTTCCAAAGACTGATGACCCACCTTTAGTATTAACAGCACCAACATCACCTCTTGCATCACTACCTGTTACAGTAGTTCCTGAGCCAGCTGACTCGGCACTTAAAGGATCTTGCACTCCTGTTTCACCTGTCATTTTTGTCATATACGAATCATCTTTTATTGACCCTTCACCATCATTTGTTACACTACTAAAATCTTCTGTTGCTGGTGTTTCTGGCATTTCTGCTGTTTGAAATAATTCTTTTAAGTCAATATTACTGTCTTGTAATTCATCTATTGGATGATTGATTGTTTCATATAAAACAGTTTCATATGCAAACTGCATACCCATTTCAATTGGTCCACTTGACTCATACGTAAAGTTATCATGATCCATTGCTGTAATTTTTGGATTTACATATCTTATCAAAGTAAATTTTCTACCGTGAACTAGATATAAATCTAAACTTTTAATTAAACCATCTCTTTGATCATAACCATGAGCAATGTCAACACCATAGTTATTATCTTTCATAAAAACATCTTCTCCAGATACTATTGTTCTTTGATATGGAGCGGCAATGTTTTCAACATTACCAAGTCCTTGATACTTCCAACTTTTATTTCTACCATCTCTTACATGATGTTCGTACAAATATTTCCAAAGATTCATTGCGGCACTATTCATAGTGTCATAAAATCTTACATTAATTGGATCATATTCTACACGTCTATATACATTTCTTTTTCTGTTGTATTGGTTAAGAACATCCATTGCCATAGTTACTTTTGGACCGTCAATTGATTTAATGTTCCATATTAAACTTTTTTTCAAATCGCCAATAACTTTGTTTCTTGAAATTCTTTCACCTTCTTTATATGCATCTGATGTTGTATCATTTACTGCGAAGCCGGCATCTGCACCATTGTATTGATCTGGTGCCATGTTTCTCTCTACTTGAGCATCAATTTGATTTTGAAATATAGTATTAAATGCATCATCAGAATTAAATCTAAATGTTGCAACGTACTGAAACTTTTGTCTAGGTAACCCAGACATAAATGCTGTTGGATTTGCTTTTAATGAATAATTTTCTTGTGCTCTTGATGGACCTCTCAATGTAGGATCAATTGTATCAGCTGTCTTTCTACCTTCGCCTGGAGATTTATCTCCATCTCCTTGTACAGCATCATCAGTTGCTTCTCCGTCAGCATTTTCACCAGCCGCCGCAATTGCGTCTTCGTTTTGCTGTTCCATTGTTTTTGCTAAAGATTCATCGCCGCCTGCTCTTACGGCTTCAATTTCTGCTTCAGTGAATACAGATTGGTTTGTATCCATTGAAGAAAAATATTTTTTCTGTTCTGGAGTTACTTTGTCAGCACCTGAGGTTGAATTGTTTTTAGATACTTTAGCGGCATCTGATGATCCAGTTTTAATTGGATTACCACTACTGTCTAATATTGGTTTACCACTGCTATCAACTACGTTACCCATAATATTTAATTCCCTCGTTCTAAATGAACAAAGGAAGCTGACGAATTAATTATAGTATACTTCGCCGCTTCCAATGTTTGACAAATCTCTGTCATTTGACTCTCCTCTATACTAAAGTTATACTGTTATTATAGACTAGTCTGTCCAGGGAATGATAGTGGGAATTGTGGGAAAATCTCACTTCCACCAGCACCTTTATGGATAGCATTGTCATATCTCATTGTCATTATAACTTGTACAGGTTCAGATACTGCGTAATCGCCATCTGAGTAGTCAACGTTCTGTAAGAAACAACCTTCTAAATCCCATTGTTCTAGTTCAGCATCATTAGTACCATCTAAGATTTCAACTTTAGATGTAAATTTGTATTGACCGCCACTAACTGGACCAGTTTGTTCAAAGTGATTCATTTGCTTTTGAACTTGCTGACCAACTAATCTTGAAATACTGTTGTTGATGTCATCCCTAATTGTAATTGTGATTGGTTCCCAAGTGTGTTTACCCATTAGGTATGCTACTGAGTTATACACGTGGATAGGCACTTCTTCATGTGTTACTTTTGGTCTTGTAATGTTCATTACCTGTTGAGTCATATCAATAGGGTTAGAACCTAAGTTACCAAAGCCTGTAAAACGTACTCTAAAACGATATTTAAGTTTAGGTTGTAAAATACCACCTCTACCTGTAGCACCGTCTATTGGTACGCCAAATTTATTTAATGTAGCCATTGTAATCTCTCCTTACAAATTTAATTTGTATTACAAGTATTTATGCTATTATAGGAAAATTTAGGAAAAAGTTTGAAGTTAAAGGGTAAAAAAAAGGCTACTATATCTCTATAGTAGCCTTTTTATGTGTATTTTGTCTATTAACTGTAGCTTAATGACTCACCAGTGTTCTTTATTCTAACCGGAATGTATATAAATTCTGCCGCTTTCGCTGGTTGAATTGCTATATCCACCCACAATTGATTTGAATCAATACGTGTTGCTGTGTTGTTAGTATCATCACATACAACTAAGAAGTCATATAATGCTCTCTTAGAAGATAAGTCAGATAAGAATCTTTCAAAAGTATCAGTTACTTGATCTCTTGTCATTCTGTCATTTAATTCAAACAAGAATGGTTTAGCCAATGCATCAAATTGATATCTTAAGTAACAAATTAATCTTGCTACGTTAACTCTATCTAATGCTGAAGAAGTATTATGTAATGTTTTTTGACCAAACACTACTAAACCTCTATTTGGCATATAAGCAATCGGATTAACTTTTGCTGAGTATAATGAATCTCTTGATCCTGAGCTTAATACAACTGAATTGTATTCACCTGTGTCTGAATCAATATAACCAACTGATGTTGCATTTGATACTGTACCTCTTTGATAACCTGCTGGAGCAAACCATTGGTATGCCGCTTGATCATTAAAAGCAATAGTTCTTAGTGCAATATGCGAAGCTGGAACAACAACGTTGTTACCTGCTAAATCAGTTGTTAATGCTGATGGATAGTAAACAGCTGAATATGTTGATGCTGATACTAAACCGTCTTCACCGTTTTCAGTTGCGTTTGCTGAATTAGACATCCAGTTAGATACTTCTGATGCTGATTTTAATCTAAACGGAGCGTCAAGAATAATAAATGCTGTTTCTTTTTTCGCTGTGTTTAGTGCAATCGCTTCATCATAAGTTTCTGGATAACCAGGACAAGCAATCAAGTTAAAGTTTCTTGATTCTGCTCTGATTTCATCATTTGAGCTAAACGCACTTTGAAGAGATGTTACTACAACTTTTCTTTGTGCTTTTCTACCCATGTATGCTGAACCATCTGCTTTCATGCCTGCCGCGTTAGTCCAAGTAGCTCCCATTGCCGTACCATTTGGTGCAGTATATGAGCTATTATATTTTTTAACATTGTAACCACTAACTCTAGTGTTGAACAATAACATTCCGCTTGGATAAGCCGCTGGATCTGGAGCATCTGCGTCAAATGATGCGTATGCTGACCCCCAACCTACTGCCGCGTCTGTTGTACCTGCTGGATTACCAACTGCGTCTGCAAAAACAATACCTGATGCTGAAGATTGATCAGTGTTATCTACTAATACGTATTTCGAACCATTGTGTCTGTAAATTTTTGGATATGATTCTAACTCGTTTGAGTCAATCCAAATATCACCTGATGCCAAAGCCGAACCGTCTGCCGCTTTAGTAGGTTCTGTAGATACCATTTGCAAGTCCTTGATGCCGCCAGAAGCAACTGAACCTGTTGTAAATGCATTCTTACTGTTTGCGTATGCGTGCCATTTCATTGTACCACTGTCATTTACAGCAACATACATATCTGCTGAAATGTTTGTGTCGTACCATGTTGTGCCATCTGTAGCCGTTTGTGTTGGCGCTGATGCACTTGCTTCATATGATAAATCTGTCCATAAAGACGTCATGTACCATGAAGTTGCACCTGATGACATATTGTCTGTAAAGCCTAAGTTAGCAGTTGTTGTTGCCGCTTTGTTAGAACCTGCCGCTGAAGAATCTTCAACCCAAATTGCTTTACCGTTTGTTCTAGTTAATGTTAAGAACTGTTTAGTTCCTGTAGAGTTATCAATTGATGCAACTACTGTTAATCCTGCTAATGTAGAATTGTTGTTAATACCTGCTACTATTTCTGCAAGAGTAACTCTTGTACCTGCCGAACCCGCTGTTGCGATTTCAACTTCAGTTCCACAAATTTTTACTTTAACGTGTGTGTCAGTACCAGCTAATGTATAATCACCTGCTGTAACTGTGAAGTCTTTAGTACCAGTTGTTACTGTTGAAGTTCCTGATGCTCTTTTTCTAACTGTCCATTGTATTTCTGGAGAAACGTTATTTGCTTTTTGTGAAAAAGCTGTTGCTCCAATATCACCTTTGTCCCAAACTGAATCATCTTCATCATCAAATAATGTATATAAACTACCTGATGCTGTTGTTGATGTAACTGCGTTATCATCATCTGCGTGTAATGGTGATGATAATGTTGCCCAAGTTGATGTTGAACCTGTCCAATATTTAACAACAATATTTGCTCCTGAACCAACTGCTGTTGATTTTAACCAAACTGAACCTGCCGCTCCAGCCGTAGGTGCGTCACCTGTGCCTGGTTGAACGTGAGTAGAAACTGCACCTGTTTTTGCTGATGCCCAATCTCCTCCTGGATCAGTTGATGTTGAACCAATTTGATACCAAACACCGCTAATTTTTTCAAATGCTCTAGCTGGTGTAGTTGAAGCTACAACAACGTAATCGCCGTTTGCTCCGTATGTTGATTTTGGATAACCATCTGTTCCAACATTTGATGTTGCTGATGCACTTGGTGTATCTAATAATACTGCTGGTGTAATTTTAGACCAACTAGTGTTGTTAGCACCTGCTGATTTGTACATACCCCAATCAGTTGAAGTTGTGTCTAACCAATATGTACCGTCTGCTGGGTTAGATGTTGGTACTGATGTAGTGCCTGTAAGTCCTGCTAGATCAACTCCAGCTCTTACTACGTAGGCTCTATTTGCAATACCTAAGTAACTGTATGCGGCTAATAAGCCGTATTCATTTCTTTCATCACCTGGTAGCATTGTAGCCCCAGCTGAATAAAAATTTGGTGTACCAAAGGTAGATATCAATTCTCTCTGTGAACCAATTAAGTATGGTTTACCGACGTTTGCTGTTGTAGTACCTGCCGCTGTACCATTTGTAGTACTTGGATCTGCTTTGTCTTGAGCAGTTGCAACTACAAATAGAGGGATAGTACCTGTTCCAGCACCGGCGTAAAACGACTCATCGGTTACGGAAACTGATATACCTGGTGAAACTAAATCTGGCATAATAATCTCTCCTTAAAATTCTTTTCAATATAGCATTGAATTTGCCTGTATTCTATATACAATATTTATATGATGATGGCCTAAAAAGGGTGGTTTATACACCAATAAAATTCCCTTTAAAAGGGCAGTAAATACATATATGACAGATAATAGACCATTATGTAGTAAGTGTAAGTCTAAACCAGCCGCCTTTAACTATAAAAAAGGTTCTAAGACGTATTATAGAAAGATGTGTGACAAGTGTATACGTTTAGGTAAAGGTAAAGGCATTGGTGGAACTTCCTCTTGGCAGGCTAGTGGCTATAAGAAAAAAATCATATGTGAAAAATGTGGCTTTCATGCTAAACATACAGCACAATTAGATGTGTACCATTTAGATGGAGATTTACGTAATAGCAATTGGAATAATTTAAAAACTATATGTGCTAACTGTCAACGTATTATGTCATTTGAACAATTTAAATGGCGACAAGGTGATTTAATGCCTGACAATTAAAAGTGGGTTGCTTGTTTTTGTCTTTTTGCACCAGTAACACTTTTTAATACTTTCATTACACTATTTACTTTGTCGTGCAATTGCTCTAACGAACCATCATTAGTTACTATAAAATCTACAGGTGCACTTGTATGATCCCATTCAGATTTGTGTATACCAATATCGGCTAGTTGTTGCTCTGCAAACTCATCACCTTGCTGAGCTTCTTCTGCCAATGTTGTCCAATGCGGATCCGGTCCACGTTTTACACGTATTGTGAATCCACCTAAATTTTTAATAAATTGTATTTCATTTCTAAATCTACAATCAGTAACTACAGTTAGTTTTTTACCGCCTGATATGTATCTATTTTCTAAACTGTTTAACCAAATTTCATGATGGAAATGATCTCTAAATAGTTCTGTACCTACTATTTGTAATGCAAGTCTTGGTGTAAAATTTTTAATGTTTAACTTTGATTGCCACCATTGATCTACGCATTCTCTAAAGTGTCTACTATGATCTGTATCACCTTCTAGTGTTTTTCTGGGCCAATTAAATATGTTTGCTGTTGCATCTTTTAATGGTGCCGCAAACGAATCTGGATTAAAACTATGATTTTCTGTTAAGATATTAGCAACTGTATTTTTACCACTACCAATCCAACCAACTAGTCCAACTATCATTTTACCACCTTAATTTTAATTGTGTTGCAATATCTTCACCATTAACTTTTACGGTTAATTCATCACAACCTGCATTTTCCCAATGCCAGTCTTTTTCATATTTGTAACCAAGCATACCCATATAGTTTGCAACTCTGGCAACTGCATCAACTTCTCTATAGTTGGCATTAAGAGCACCGCCCTCAACACTGGTACCTGTTGACTGTCCTATGTATTCATCTCTTTTGGAAATTTTATCTATATCTAATGTAACTTCAATCATAGTTACTATAGTATCATATTATAATGGATTTGTCAATTGGAATTATCCAATTAAAAATGTAATAGGATCACCACCATCTGAATATTTTTGAATTTCATCTTCTAATCTATCCATAGTAGCCTGTGCTTCTGCTTTTAAATCAGCACCGTTTAAACTAACTCCACCTTGTGCTCCAGGTAATGATGCAAATTTACTTCTGGCCTCACCTAACATCATTTTACATTGTGCAAGTGCATAATCACGTAACCATGGCTTTGCATATGGATCTTTAAGTAAAGTTTCATCTGTTCTAACCATGTAAACTTGTAGTAATAATGTTTCTGAATGTCTTGGCCTTCTTACAATTGTTAATTTTTTAGTAACAGTATCCCAAGTAAAATTAATTTTATTACCAAACAATCTACCTACAGTTTCTTGGTATTGACTAAATGCTTCCCAAGTAGTTAATCCACCAATTCTACCTGCTTGTAAAAAATACAAGTTAGTATATGCTAGTTCAAATGGATCAACATCAATACCTGATTGATTATCAGATCCTAAAGCACGTCTAAATGTTTCTCTAACTTCTATTACTTCGTTTGGTAGTGTATACTCATTAATGTCTTCAATCATAGATAAAAATAGTGTAGACTCTTCATTTGCATTTGACGATCTTTGTCTAAATCTGTCTACTGCTAGATCTACTGCTGTTTCATAGTGTTTTGGATCAAGTTCAACGTCAACCATTCCATCACCCAAAATATTACGAATTTCATCGATAACTTTTGATCTGTTACTTTTGTCTTTAGCCATTTTATATATCCTATATATGTATTTATTGTTTTAGTTAAAAACACGGACCAGTATAGTTTCGCTATTTAAACGTCCTGTAAGCTTCACATCTGTTGCTTTAATTGACTCTAAAGTGTTCTTAAATGCTTGTATACCGCCTGTATGCACACGTTCCAATACTTCAGCTGGTTTACGAAGTGTTTTTTGTATTGATGTATTTGGGTCATAATTAATTATAGATGTTCCTTTTAACGTTAATCCGTGATGTTTATGTGTTGCTTCATATATTCCTAATTTTCTAGTTTTGCTATTATATATTATTAAACCATGAGCTCCTATGATATTAACAGGGTCAACTGACGTTAGTTTCACTTCGTCATCTTTTAATTTATATTTTACTTTTTTAGCTAATTTTTCTTTTGATGGTGGCTTATATTTTCTTGGCTTTCGTGATTTTAATTTATTAATTTTCCATATTTCACAATCTTTAATTACTCGCTCCCACCAAGCAATATGTGTTTGCATTTCTTTTTTAGTATATGATTCAAAACTTTCTACATAATCTTCTTGTAATTCTGTACGTTCATTTCTTGGTATTTCTCTATACTCTAATCCTTTACGCTCTTCATCTAAAACAACATTAATATCTTCTATAATCATTTTCATAAAAGCACCAGGAATGTCGTTTATTGTAAAATAATTATATGCTTTAAACTTTTTTGGATCGCCATTGTCTGCCCATACTTTTTCAAATTCATCATGTATGTCGCCCATAATACTAAAAAATCGTGTACGCATACGATCTTGTATTGATGGTTTCTTTGGCTTATCTTTGGCTAGTTCTGGCTCTTTAGCTATTTGTGTTTCTTCTTGTTTTGGCTCTTCTATTACTTTAATTTCAGCTTCAACAGGTTTAGATTCAGCTTTATCACTATCGCTTTGTCGCTTTAAAAACTCAGGAATGTCTAATAAGTCTTGATTTGTCAATTTTTTCTTCTCCATATAGCTATATATACACGATTATACATAATTAGCTTGTTTTGTCAACCAAGTATGGTTTTTAAACAAATAAATACTAATGTAAAAGGATATTAATATGCCACGACTCAGCTTATGGAAACCAGAAAAAGGTAATGATTACAAAATGATAGATCGTGTGATCCGCGAACATTTTAACGTTGGCGGCACTGGTGTATTCATACACAAATACCTTGGTCCTCATGCTCAAGCATCTACTACTGATTCTACACAACCTGATAATTCTGTAGTTAGACCTACTAACATACAAGACTTATTATTTTTAGAAAATAGAGATAGAAAGTATGATCCAGATGTATATGATATGCGTGGAGTATACCAAGTTGCTGATTCAGAATTTGACTTAACACAATTTGGTGCATTTTTATCTAACGATACAATCTTTTTAACTTTCCATCTAAATGATATGGTAAACATATTGGGTAGAAAGTTAATGAGTGGTGATGTATTAGAACTGCCACATCAACGTGAAGACATGATGCTTGATATGGCACGTTTAGAGTTCGCAACAAAAACAGCAAAAAAATTTAGAAAAGGTGAAACTGTAACTGGTGCATCAAGTGGAGCAACTGCAACTGTAGTAAATTATAATCAAGAAGCCAAAGTATTAAGAATGGTTACTGATGGTGTGTTTATTGCAGGTGAAACTGTAACTGGTAGTAAAAGTACTGCCTCTGGTGAAGTGTCAGTATTTTATCCAGAAGGTCCAATGGCAATGAATCGATATTATGTTGTTGAAGATGCCGCTAGAGGATCAGAAGGTTATTCACCAACTTGGTTCCCACATATTTGGAGAGTTAAATGTACTCCAATTACAGATAGTCAAGAATTTTCAGATATACTTGGTACTGGTGAACAAAAAGATGATCTTAAAAATTTAATTTCAACTTATCAATCAGAAATTGATATTTCAGAAGCAATAGTTAATCAAGCACAAACAGATGTTCCTAAAAAAGGAGTTGAAAACAGTCACTTGTATATTAACAAAGCGGATCAATATATACCAGGAAAAGTTTATGCACATTGGCAAACAAACCAAGCATCAATTAAATTATATCAATCAACAGATACAAATTGGCAAACATTTGATTACCTTGTAAGTTCAACTAAACCAACAACTGGTGTTTCAAATGGAACACTTTGGTTAGATACAGCAAATACAAATTGGGGTTTGTATGTTGGCAATGGAACTACTTGGTCTAGTCAAGCAGTTTCTCATGTTGATAACGCAAACATAGATGGACAAACAAAAGCACCTATTTCATCATATGCACCTACAAACGATTATGCTGTTGTAAGTATTGATGGTGCTGTTGGTTCAACATATTACAAAAAAGTTTCAAATGGTTCATGGGTTAAAATTGCAACTGATTCAACCACAACAACACTACTTGGCGTTGACGTTGCTATTAATTCTTCGCAACCTTCAGCAAACACAAATGGCAAAATTTGGTTACAACCAAATACAACAGGTGGATTAAAATTTGCATTTAAACAATATAGTGCAACTATAGATGATTGGGAAACTGTTGATATTGCTTTACATTCAAGTAGAGATTCGGCTAATGATGCATTTGGTTTTGCTACTAAAATTGGTATCCATGCAGGAGATGGTACTCCACCAAATGGTATTGCAATAGCACATACTGGTTCAAGTTTTCCTAATTCATTAAATGATGGTGATTATGTTTTAAGAACAGATTATAATCCAAATAGATTATTTAAAAAAGTAGGTAATAGATTCATTAAAATAGAAGATGATATGCGTGGAACGTACTCTGCGGCTAACAGAATATTAAATACATTTGTTGAAAATGCAAATTCAAATAGCGATAATGCTGACGGCAAGGAACAACAAGGATTAAGTAAGGCAGTTAAGCCTAAAACGGATTAAATGGTATGGCACAATTTTGGTATGATCAACAAATAAGAAGATACTTGTTACAATTTGTACGTATCTTTAATGGCTTTCAAGTAAAAAGTGGACAAAAGAATGCAGGTGGTACTTCATCTGAAGTATATAAAACTGTACCAATGCGTTATGCAGATATGTCTAGATTAGTTGCTCATGTATTACGTGGTAATACTGAAAACGCAATTAATTCAACACCATTTATGACTTGTAATATTGCTAACTTAAATGTAGCAAGAGAACGTAGGCACGATCCAAAATTAGTTTCAGCACAACAAGTTCAAGAGAGAAAATATGATTCTATGAACGACCAGTATACAGCAGAGCTAGGTAATACATATACCGTAGAACGTTATATGCCTGTTCCATATGATTTAACAATTAACGTTGACGTTTGGTGCTCAAACACAGAACAAAAATTACAACTATTAGAACAAGTATTAACATTGTTTAATCCTACAGTTGAATTACAAGCAAATACAAATCCTTTAGATTGGACAAATATAACAGTTGTAGAATTAATTGACATACAATGGTCATCAAGATCAGTTCCACAAGGTGTTGATACACAATTAGATATTGCTACACTAATATTCCAAGTTCCAATTTGGATTAATCCTCCAGCAAAAGTTAAAAAGCAAACTATTATAAATCAAATTATAAACAGAATTCATTTAGATGAATCAATGGACGATTTAGTTTATGATAAAAATATGGCAGACTTTTTTGATCAATTTGGTACACTTGAAGAAATTGTTATTACACCACAAGATGCACAGGTTAGTGTACAAGGTAATACTGTTAGTTTATTAAGTAGCACAGGTGTAAATGAAAACTATGCTTGGAAAGAATTTTTTGAACAATATGGAGAATTCCAAGCAGGTACTAGTAAACTTAAATTAAGAAGATCATCAGACCTAGAAGATTCTACACAAGACATTGTTGGTACTATTGCATATAATCCAACTAATGATAATCAATTAATTTTTACAATTGACTCAGCAACATTACCAACTAATACGCAAACTGCTGTACTAAAAATTATTGATCCTGCAAAAAATCATCCAGGTGACGGTACATTGGCTAATCAAGCCACTGGACAACGTTACTTACTTGTAAGTGATATTCCAGGTGGTACTGCAAACTGGGGTAATGTTAGTGCTTCAGCAAATGACATTTTACAA